TACCTTTCGTGAATAATTTTCATTAAATACAAGATTTCTGAGAATAGTTGTCTCAATTCGATCCATAAGAGAAATGTTGTATCGCGACAGCATCAAGTTGCTGCATTACTTCTTCGGTAAAGTATTCATCGGGATTGGCAAGAATCTGTTTACCATAGATTTTCTTACCATCAATCTCATAGCGTCCTGCTACATTCTTCCAAAGTCCGCCAATCTCACCGAGTTCAAGAAGACCATAGTAACGATCAAGACCACGCTCATCATAATAAAGGCGTACCTCAACATCCTTATTCTCCTTACTTAGACGCGACTTAGCAGTCTTTGCCTTGATAATATTTCCAACGACTTCTGTTCCATCCTTTTCCTTTTTCTTGGAAAGGTGAATAATCGTGGAAGCAGCATATTTAAGACCACTACCACCACCCATTTCTTTTGTAGGAACATATGCGCCAATAACATCGTAGGTGTGATTGGTAACAATCATTGGAATATTTGCTTGCCCTAGTTTTAAAGTAAGCATACGAAAAGCACCCTTAATAAGTTGCGATTTAGTCATATCACGAACTTGTTTATCATTTAGTGCATCAGTAATTTCTTTCTCAGTAGAAAGCATACCCAAAGAGTCTAGCACAAACATACAAGGTCTGCGTTCATCTACTGGTTTTTTCAAGTGAAGATCAACTGCTTTAAGTGCTTTACTACGAAATTCTTCAACAGTAACTACTTCCACTCTGGCAAATCTATCAGTGTCAATACTGCGAGCAGTCAGCATAGATTTATTGATAGCAGCCTCAGTGTCAAAGTAGATACAGTAACCATCGGGATAAGTATCAAGAAAGTTCTTAACCACGGCGAGAGAGAAAAAAGTCTTTCCAGTAGAAGACTCTCCAGCAATAGCAGTAATCTTATTCCCAGATACACCACCAAATATGCTACCTGAAACCAGTGCATTAAAAATATATGAACCTGTATCAACATACCTTTCAGTTTCATCAATTTCTGAGGCGATCTGTGCGTAATCACCACCAATTTCTTTTACAATATCTTTAAGAAAATCCATTATGCTACCATCCCGTATTGTTCACGAAGTATTTTTTTATAAGGTAAACCTTGTTCCCTAAGTTCTTTTACAAGTTTAAGTTTTTGGTAAAGTGCAACATCTCCACCAAGGTGCATAGCACTTACAATTGTGCTCAGTTCTTCATCGTTAATAGGCAAATCCATTTTAGTAATCCATATTAAAGTTTTTTGATATTCATTGATAAAATAATTCTCAATTTATTAGATTTATTAGGCAAAACATAATGATTTAAAAATGAAGGAAAAAATATAATTGTGCCCTCATCTAAATTTTTTGGATAATATTCGTTTATTTCTCCAGTCATTATATTGTTAAATGGTAAAATAAATCTTGTTGGCATATGTTCATTTTTATCATATTCAATGAAACATACAGAACTATATCCAATAGGTCCATGATTATGTGGAGAATGAAAACATCCTTTTACATATTTTTGAAACCAGCAACTTATTGAAACTCTCTCTCCTATTTTAGATTCTGAATAAAATTTTTCTAAATCTTCTTTCAGTACCTCAACTACACGTCCAACATAATTAATTTTAGAAATTCCAAAATCAGTATAAACCAAAGATGTTGGATCTTTTGAAGTTAGAATATTTTCTACAGATGAATATTTTTTTATCCTTCCAATTTTCAATTTTGAATTGATAAAATGGTATATTGAGTTCCGAAATGATCATTTCATATTTTAAGTAAAAAAGAGTTCAAGGTTTACAGTTTTTTCGACAGACCACCCAATTGCATCAAGAATAGATTTGAGTGGATCAATAAAACTCTTTTCAAATTGTAATTCATAGTCAATGTATTTGTCAAGACCAAGTTCCTTAGGAAAATCTTGAATGAAAGAAATCACATTTTCTTGAATGATATTTGGTTTTTTCAAGAAAATGAATTTAATCTTTTCTCCATTAGCAATTAAAGAATACTTATTAGTAAGTTTCTTGTCCTTTATATAATGATTGAATAATAGTGCTCCGCGAATATGAATTGGAGTCTTTTGGGCATAAATTGTAGAGGAAGAATGATATTTACGAACATCAGAAGCAGTTCTTGGAAATGCAATTTGTTCAGGGGGAAGTTTTCTAAATTCTTCGCGGCACTCATCAATAAAGTTAATAACATCATCCTCAGTTCCACTCATCATCAATTTGAGTCCATCCTTAATCATCTTGCGACAAGGGGCAGGGGTAGATGATTTAACTGCTTCGATACCCATCATTTTCAATTTAGGTTCTTCATAACGAACACCTTCACTGTCCCAGACATTCAAAATGTATCGTTTCTTGGCAGTCCAGATTCCACGCTCAGCAATATTCTCACGCTTCATCTGCATCTTTTGATCATAAGCATTCACATACTCAGCCAGTTCTTGGTAGCAACTTTCAATATACTTTTCAAATTCCACCTGACAGACCTTATCAAGGAACGAAACAACGCTTTGAGCAGTTTTCTCTCTTCCCTTGTATACACTTTCAACCAAAGGACCCATATTAAGATAAATGGAGTCAGTATCAGAAGCAATGACATAATCAACCTCATCGGTTTTGAGAATTTTATTTAAATAGGCATTCATCTTGTTCTCAATCCAACGGATAGAAACCTGACCTGACAAGGTGATTGCCTCTGCATTTGCTAGTTTGTAATATCGGAAATACTGATTACCAATGGCACCATAAGCAGAGTTAAGTTGAATCTTCCTTGCCATTTGGATGTTGTTACATCGAGCAATCTCTTTTTCCAACTCCTTGGTTTTTTTCTTCTCATACTCCTGTTTAGCAGCAAGCATCTTCTTCTTATAGACGGTACGATCTTTATAGATCTTCTCCATCAATTCTGGAAGAAAACCACGCACATCCTTACGGAACATTGCCCCATTTGCACAAACTGCATAATCCTTATACAATTCAAAATTGGTTTGTTGATTGAGAATTTTATCAACAGTTACATTTGGGTGCCTTTCATCCAAAAGAGTTTCTGGTGAAATATTGTACTGCATAATCAGGTGAGGATACAGTGAGTTAAGGTCAAAAGATACAACCCAATCATACTTTCCAGGAATGGGTTCTTTCACATAAGCACCAGCATACTTGGAATCCTTATCAGAACGTTCTTTGGGAGGAATCACAATGTTTCTCTTCTTGAGATAATTGTAGATGATCGTATCCCACATACGAACCTGGGAAAATACATCCTCATAGTTCGCTTTGGCGTCATATGCCATAGTAAGAGCAAGTTCAATCAGTTTCATCTTGTCTTCCATTCGGTCAACAAGTTCCACGTCTTTGATGTTGTACTCTACAAACTTTTGCCAACCCTTTGTATAGAAGTCCTTAAAGGTATCAAACTCAGAGTGATCTAGTTTCTTTTGTCCAAGTTCAACTTCGGCAATATAATCAAGTCGATAAGATTCTTGTGCTTTATAAGTAAACTTCTTATAAAGATCAAGATAATCTAACTGGGAAATTCCACCAATATCATAACAAACGTGTTTCCTACCTGAGATATAAGTTTCATCTTCCGTAACTAGACCCCAGGGTGACAAACGTTTCATTAGTTTTTCACCAAGAACACGATCAATACGTCGAACAAGATAAGGAATATCGTACAGTTTACTATTCCACCCAGTTACAACTTCTGGTGTATTAGATTCAATCATCCACCAGTTAATGAAATCATTCAATAAATCATATTCGGTAGAAAAAGACCTATATCTGACATTATTCTGAGTATTATTAAACTTTCCTAATCCCCAGGTATTAATTTGTTTGGTAGTATAATCTTGAATAGTAATCAGCAGTACTTCCTCTGCCGCAGATTCTACATCAGGAAATCCATTTTCAGAAGCAACCTCAATATCAAGAGTTGTGAGTTTAATTTTGCTGATGTCAAACTTAAGTTCTTCTTCTGGATACATTTCAGAAATATACTGGTAAATGTATCCAGTATTTCCATAGATTTTAAAGTTTTCTACGCCCTCATATTTTTTAATAAACTCCCTACAATCACGAACAGATCCAGGTTGAACGGATTCAACATACTCTCCACCAAGAGTTTGATATTTAGTTTTTTTATTTGAAGGGACAAAAAGAGTCGGGTTAAACTTCTCACGAGTCATAAAATGTTGACCATTTTCATAACCACGAACGAGAAAGTTATCCCCGACCATTTGAACGTTTGTGTAGAATCGCATTATGCAGTTAGTTCAAGATACTTTTCAATAACTTCTGGACTTGGATCAGCAATAGTCAGAATATCACTTGATCTTACCATATATTCTTTTTGATTTGATGATTGAACCCAGGGTTCCATTTTATTTAAATCATAAAATCGGTAGGGATTAATAAGTTTACAATCAGGTTCACCAATATCCGCCATTAATTCAACAATTTCTGTAATAAGAATGACATCAACACCGATTAAAATACATTTTACAACTTTATCACTCATTTTCTTCGTCCTCCTTTTCCTCAACTTGCAATGGAACTCCAGTCTTATTCAAATACATTTCCATAACAGTGTCAATGGGATCACAAATCGTAACCACATAATCTAAGGTAATTACAAATTTCTTATCCTTAGATAGAATCATCCAAGGTGTAAGAATAACATCAATCTCATAATTTGATCTTCCACTATCACTTTCAGTTAAAACCGTTTTCTCTTTTGTTTCAACATAATGTGGATTTGACAAAAGATATC